GATCTTGCCACCTCGATTATTGGCAAGGTGTCGGCGTCGATCAAAGAGTTCGCGAAGTCATCGGAGGCGGCCGCGGCGCAGTACGAACGATCGAACGCGACCTTTAAGTCGGGCGCGAAAATGCTAGGGGCTGGCGTCGCGGGAATGGCCGGGTTAGTCAAGGGTACAACGTACTTCGGGGAATACCAATACAACCTAGCAAGCGTCGGTCAGGTGATGCGAGCGACGACGGAGGAGCTCGAGCTTCTCGACAAGGCGGCGATCCGCGCGGGCATTGACACGCAATTCTCACCGGTCGACGCGGTGCAAGGACTCCAGGCGCTAGGCGCCGCGGGGCTCGGCGCGAAAGACGCCATGAAAGTTCTACTCCCGACGCTCGACCTCGCCGCGGCGTCGCTCGGTCAGCTCACCGTCGAGCAGGCAAGCGAAGCGGTGATTGGTTCGATCAATGCGTTCGGTATGCAGGCGGACAAGGCGGGCGAGATAGTCGACAAGCTGACGCGGGTTACGCAAGCGTCGAATTTCCAGGCGCGCGATTTTGCGATCGGGATCTCTAACGCGGCAGCGCAGGCGAAGGGCGCGAATCAAACGTATGATTCCATGCTCGCCGTTTTGGGCATGTTGCGAAACACGAACCTAGACGCCTCGAGCTCCGCGACCGCGTACCGCGAAGCTACGCGGCGACTCGCCGGCGAGGAGATTGCGCATCGGGCTCTAAAGAAACTCGGGATCGACGTGCTCGACAAGGAGAAAAACCAGATCCGGGACATCGTCTCGATTATTGGCGAGATGATCCCGGCGCTCGAGAAAGTCGACGCGAAGAAAAAGAACACGATGCTGACGGATATCCTCGGCGTTCGCGGCATGAAAACCTACAACGCCGTTCTGGCCCAGTACGAAAAAGCGCTGAAGGATGGCGACGCAAAGGTCGGCGACTACGGATTCGCGCACCGTCGATTGCTCGGGGAGCTCGAGAACTCCGCGGGCGCTGCGGGGAAAAACCGCGACGCGCTCCTCGCGACTGAGAAGGGGATGAAAATCCTACTTCAGGGATCTTGGCAGACGTTTCAAGTCATGCTTGGCGAAACGCTTTCGCCGGTTCTATATCCTGCTCTCAAGCTCGTGACGACGGCGCTGAACGAGGTGATCTATTTTGTGAAGGGGATCCCCGGTCCGATCAAGAGTTTCATGTCTTACGCGATCGGGTTCGGTTCGCTGTTTCTCACGATCGCCGGCGCGATCAAGATCACGATCGGCGCGATCGGTCTTTACAAGCTGGCGATCCAAGCGGCCGCGGCCGCGCAAGCGGCGGCGGGGATCACCATGCTCGGAGCCGGCGGCGGTGGTATGTTCGCCTCGATCGGTGCTGCGGCTTCCGCGGCGATCCCGTTCATCGTGCTAGGCGGCGCCGTGCTCGCCGGCGTGTGGGCGGCGGAGAAGGCGGCTGACGCGGAGTGGAAAAAGCGGCAGGCGGAGAAGTTCGCAGATCAAGAAAAGTCGATCGCGCTTTACAAGAAAACGCGCGAGGTAATGCACGACGTGAAGCAAGAGATCGCGGCGACGCTCGAGCTTGAGATCAAGGCGGCAAAGCAAGATATGGGAAAGGCGCTCTCGACGCTCGAGAAATTGCAGGGCGACATCGGACCGCTGAAGATCGCGACGATCGACGCGCACCGGAAATTTGTGGAGGTGTCGACAAAGTCGGGCGCGAAGGAATCGGAAATCGCGGCCGCCCATGCGGAATGGGCAAAGGCGGCGTCGCAACTACGCGCGAAGGAAATGGCGCGCGTGGATATCGAGGCGATCGTCGCTGAAAAAAAGATGGGGCTCTCTAAAGACGCAACAGAGAAACGCTTTCAAGCGGAAAACATAATCGCGGGCAGGTTTGTAAAACAGCAGGCGATGGAGGAGAAGCTCTCGATCTGGTCGATCGGTCAGCAGCAGTATATCGAGGGGCTCAAAAAAGAGGGCTCAAAGGATTACGGGCGCAAGGCTGCGGAGTACCGCCAGACGTACGATGCACGGATGCAAGAGATCAAGGCATGGCAGAAGCAAACGGCGGTCAAGGCTGCGGGGTGGGGCATCTCTGACGTAACGGGCAAGGGGCCGATCGGAGCGCAACGCCGGCAGATCGCGGCGGTAGCGATGGATCACGTCAGCACTATGGCGATGGGCGCGGAGAATCAGGCGAGGCTGGCGCTTGTCGCATTACAGGCGCACCGGGAAGCGGTCAAGGCGGCGGGCGGTCCGGCGGAAGGCGCGCGCGATCGAACAAAGCTGCAATGGCTCACGGGCGCGACGACCGATCTGACCGACACGGTCGGCGGATCGATCGCGAAGGCGGCGGGCTATATTTGGGAGCACAAGGGCCCGCCCGAACTCGGCAAGGCTAAAGGCGTCGGACTCGCCGGACTCGCGGCTATGTTCGCGGAGACTGCCGCTATGGAAGGGCCCGGGTATGCGGGCATGATGCGGACCGGGGCGAAGTACGAGGAGCAGGGCATGAGCACGCCGGCGGGACGTGCGGCGATGGCGCGGGAGTACCGTTACGAGGAAGTCACGATCAACTTGCAAGTGGACGGTGAGACGCTCGCGAAAGTCGTTCGCAAGGCGGACGGAAAAATGGACGCGCGCAAGGGCGGGATCGGTCCGGTGGCCAAGTCTGCGCCGGCGCCAAGCGGGGCGAAGAAATGATCCGGCAATACTCCGATCAACTTGTTCGCGGGTTCCTTCAGAATCTTGACTCCGGCGACGCGATCGCTTGCCTGCTAAATCCGGAAGCGCTATCGGTCGCGCTGACTGTGAACTATGCGGCGAAGGCAACACAGGGCGGCGACTTCTGGCGGCTCCAATACCAGAACACGACGAACCCGTCGATCGAGTTCACGCTGACGTTTGACCGGCGGATCTTCATGCGGCGATTCATGCCCGGCGGAGGGTGGGATCAAAACCTGTCAACGCTCGTCGAAAAATTCGAGGGCATGAGACGCTTTCTCATGGCGCTTTGCTACCCGATCGGAAAGGCGACCGACCCGATCCGACGAGCTCCGCCGGCGGTGCTTCTGGTGTGGCCGTCGTACCTCGCGATCAAGGCGGTTGTAAAATCGCTGAAGCTGAAGGATACGGTGTGGGATCGGTTTCTATACCCGGTCGTTTTCTCCGCCGACCTCTCGTTCGAGGAGATCCGGCGGTATCGCCTTTCCTCGGCGGAGGTCGCGAAGGGCGGCATGTTCCGCGGGTGATCCATGCGGCAGACGCTAGAATCTCGTTACGCGGTTACAACGCTTGAGACGCTCGAGGACGGAACGGTCGAGCTCGGGGAGCGGGAGCCGTACCACTTCCGTCAACGGGATGACAACTTGATCCATGTTGCGGGGCATGGTGACACCTGGGACGCGCTCGCGGAGATCTACTACTCGAGCATTTCAGATCGGGCGTGTGGCCTTTGGTGGGTAATCGCGGAATACCAGCCGACCCCGATCGTTGATCCTACGATCCCGATCGCTCCCGGTCGGTCGGTCGTGATCCCCGCTCCGATCGTGGTAGTCACGGAGATCCTGCGATCGGATCGGAAGCTGTACCAGTAATGGCGGGCGGAGCGGCACGGCGATCGCACTCGGCGAAACTCCAAAAGCGGGGTTATGCCGGAGGAGCGGCCGGGGCTGCGACTCCCGCCGGAACGCGCGTGATCACGAACCGCGCGGCGGCGTACGATCCGCGGTCGATCGTTTCGGTAATCGCGGTGCTCGGAGGGAAGAAAAAAAGCGAGCCGCGTTTTCTGCTCGATCGCGTCGAGTCGGTCGAGTATCTCGATTCGGGCACGGAGGAAACGAGCCGGATCACGGTCGCTCTGGACAACTCCGACGAAATCCTGCAATACGATCCCGACCTCATGGGAACGGCCGCGGTGCTTGGGTATACGTTCGGATACGTCGGGCTGACTTTCGACGCGGGCCAGTTCGTGATCAAAGAGTTTAGCGGGAAAATGGGCGAGCTCCGCGTGGTCGCTCACGAACGGCAACGCTCCCGCTTGTCGCGCGCTCGAGTGGCCCGGGTGTGGGAAGCGTGCAAGCGATCCGATGCGGTGCGATCGGTTCTCGGGGCTCACGGTTTCATCGGCGATCAGCTCCACGTCGACGACACAACCGACACGATCGCCACAATCACTCAGACGTCGGAAACCGATTGGGAGTTCGTGCAACGCCTCGCGAACCTCGAGGGGCGGGAGTTCTACCTCGACACGGATGGCATACACTGGGAGAAACCGAGGCGGAAGGAAAAGCCCTCGCGGCTCCTGCGGTTCGTCAAGAACCCGATCGGGCTCGGGGAAATAATCGATTACGGATGGGAAAAAATCTCCGCCGGGATCCCCGGGCGGATCGTGTTTAAGGGCTTCGACCCGTTGCGAAAAAAGGCGTTTATTGCGGAGGCTACGCGCGCGACGGTCCCGGGCCTCGACGACCTCGTCGACACTCCGGGGCCGGAGTCTCCGGCCGATGGCAACCGACTGGCGAAGGGGAATACGGGCTTCGAAGTCGTGCAGAATCTCGGAGCTCGCACGGTCGAGGAGGCGAAGCGTTTAGCTGACTCGCTGTTCCGGGAATGCCGTTACGGTGCAATGAATGTCAAGCTGAACGTGGTCGGCGATCCTACCTTGAAGGCGCGCACGGTGGTAGCTGTATGGGGCATCGGGCCGGGGGTCGATGGTCTGCACTGGCTTAAAGAAGCGAACCACACGATCGGGCAGGGCTACGAAACCAAGCTCGACCTGACGCGGGAAGGACTCGCCGACAAGCTCAAGATCAAGGCGGCCGGTTCGAACTGGTCGATTTGGGATGAGTTCGCGTATATCAAGTTCCTCGGCGGCTCGAGGCGGTTCTTTGGACCCTGGACACAATGACGCGCGCGAGGTCAACACGTGGCACGCTTCGGAGTTGAGTTCCCGTACGGGCAGCCGTACGAGGGGATCGTCGTGAAGCGCGACGACCCGCTCGGGATCGGGCGGGTGCGGGTGCAGATCCCCGGCGAGGTTGAACCTGAGTCGGGGTGGGTTCTCCCGGTGGGCGCGTGGTTCGGAGGCGCCGACAAGCGGGGGGCGATCGCTCCTCCGCCGATGGGTGCCCTTGTGCTTGTGTTCTTCGTGGGCGGTGACCCGGAGAATCCGCGCTACCTGGCGGGCTCATGGGGCGAGGGCGAGGCGCCGACTGGACACGAGGTCACGGCCGACGGCGACGCGAAGATCATTCAAGGCGAACGCGTCCGGGTGGAGCTCGACGACCGGGGGCCTACGGCGGGGCTCCGGGTGACCGATCGCGCAACGGGCGCGGGGGTGGTCCTCGAGGTCGACCTCGTGACGCGACAAGTTTTGATCTCCGGCGTGCTCGGGGTGTCGCTCTCCTCCGCCGGCGCGGTGCGGATCGACGGGGCGACGGTGACGATCAACGGGCGGCCGGTGGCGGCGTCCGGTCAACCGATCTGAGGTCAATCAATGGGCGTGCCTGCTCCGACTTGCTCTCCGCTCCCGGCTGTTCCGGCGCCGCTATCGGTCCGACTGCCGGGCGGGATCTCGCTCGTCGCGTCGCCGATCGCGCCGGGGCTGGTCGTCTCGCCGATGGTGCAGGCGCAAGCCATGATCGGCGCACTCGGCCCGGCGCTCGCCGGACTCGCTCCGGCCCTCACCTTGATCGAGGCGGTCGTCGCGATAATGGACACGATCAAGGCGATCCCCGGGCTAATCGTCGGGGACGTGCAAGGGTTCATCGAGGCGCTCGAGCGCGCAGTCAAGGCGGTCGGAAAGCTCGTCGGCATGGTGCCGCAACTATCGATCCCGGTGGCGATCGCCGATACGTTGCAGGTTCTCGGGGTGACCCTGCGGGCGGTCGCGGACGCGCTCGGATCGGTGTCGGCGGCCGCGGCGGAGGCGACCGCGTTGATCGCTCGAGCTCAGGCGGAGGGCGACCCGGCGCTCGAGGCGGTCGGGCGGTGCCTCGAGGCGCAGGCGCAAGCGCTAACCGGGCACGCGATCGCCTCCCTCGGCGGAGCCGGGGCGCTGCTCTCCACTATGGGCAAGCTCGCGGAGATGGTGCCCGGACTGCCGGCGCTTCCGTCCCTCGACTCGCTCTCCGGACTTCCGATCGACGACCTGATCGCGGCGCTTCGCGCGGTGGCGACGGTGCTCGAGGCGATCAAGATCCCGGGTGGGTAACATGGCACGGAGCTTGCTCTTCAGATCGGATCCGGATCTTGATCTTCTCTTCTTCTCTTCTCTTAAGAGATCCTTCCCTACGGTCAGGATCAAGATCTTAAGAATCAAGAGGGTGTTCCCGGCGGGCTCGAGGACTCCGGACCCGCCGGCGGGTGGTGTTCCCGCGTGGCGCAATAGGCGGCCGACTGGCGGGCGGTGCTGCGGCCGGTGGCATGGTGGGCCCCGGCGCGGCCGCTCGCGCAACTGTGGGGCTCCTGCGACGCGTGGGCCCTATGTCGCGCGGAGGTGCTCCGATGGGCGCTAATGGACCGGATCGGATCGGGTTTGGGTTGTCAACTCCCTTTCGCCGGGAGGCTGCGGACTTCGCCGGCGACTCTGGCGGGCGACTCGTCGAGGGGTGTGTCCGGCGCGTGCTCGGGGTTCGCGGCTCCGGGTGGGGCGCTGCGGGTGAGTACCCGTGGCGGCGCGGTATGGGGTCCTCACTTGACCGGCTCCGGCATTCAAACCTGCGGGAGAGCGCGCGCGACCTCGCCGCGGTGTACGCGACCGACGCGGTCCGCACCTGGGAACCGCGCGCCGAGGTGGATCCGGGGCGCACGACTCAGACCCGCGACTCCGGGGATTCCCGCTTGCTTCGAATTCGGGTATACTTCGGGCTGACTAACGAGCCGGGAACAATGGCGCCCGGCGCGTCGGGCGGTCTGTTTTACGAGGTGGCGCTCTGATGACTACTCGAGTATTCCCGACGGATCTCGATCGCTCGGCTCGGGACTTCGACGCGATAAAGGCGCGGCTTTCATCCGCGGCGCAATCGGTGTTTCCCGCTTGGACGGATTACAGCTCAGCGAATTTCGGCGTGGTGCTGCTCGAGGGGCTCGCGTTCGTCGCCGATCAGCTCGGGTATTACCAGGATCGGATCGCTCGAGAGTCAAGGCTTGCAACGTGCGTCAGGCGGACGAACGGGATCCGCCATGCGCGGCTGATCGGGTACACGTTCGCGAACGCGACCGCGGCAACTGTCGACCTGCGTCTGACGCTGCGGGCGGCGCACGCGTTCGCCTGTACGTTCCCCAAAAATTCGATCGTCCGGAATCCCGCGTCGGTCGATCCGGTTCGCGTTCGCCTCATGTCGGACTTGACGATCCCGGTCGGATCGCTTGTGGGCACAATCGCCGCGGAACACTCGCTCGCGCACTCGGAAACTTTTGAGTCAACGGACGTTGCCGATCAACAGTTTGAACTGAGCTACACGCCTTTTCTGGCGGCGGTCGCGGTGACCGATGGGGCCGGGGCTTATACGGTCGTCGAGAACTTCCTCGACTCCGGGAGCTCCGACCGTCACCTAGTGATCCGCGTCGACGAGGACGGGCGCGCGCTGATGGTATTTGGCGACGGGATCAACGGGCGCATACCATCGGGCGAGATCACGATCGAATACACCACGGGCGGCGGCGAGATTTCGATCGAGGCGGGGACCTTGACAGTGCCTGAGTTTTCCGTGGTCGACGGCGGCGGCGTGCCTGCTCCGTTTGACGTCACGAATCCAGCCGGCTCGAGCGGCGGCACGACTGCGGAAACGCTCCCGCACGCGCAAGCCATGGCGCCGGCGTCGGTCCGGGTGGGGGATCGGACGGTGTCGACCGATGACTTCGAAGCAAACGCGCGGCTTGTGGCCGGCATCTCGCGCGCGCTTATGCTCACGTCGGATCAATACGCGGGACTCGCGGAGAACTATGGGCAGCTCCACCTCGTCGCGCGCGGCGCTCTGCTGTCCTCCGGCCGATACGCTCCGACCTCCCCGACGCTGGCGCAACTCGCCGCGGTTGAAACCTTGATCGCGACGGAGTACCCGCCGACGGTCACTTTTCGATTCGACGCGCTCGCGGTGACTTTCAAGTCAATCGACATAACCGCGCGCGTGCATCTTGCGGCGGGAGCGGTTCCGGCGACGGTCGACGCGGCGATCCGTTCGGCGCTCGCCGATTACTTCGCGGTCGACCTCGCCGACGAGGCGCCGAATAGCACGGTGGACTTCGGGCTGAACTATCGCGACGAGCTCGGGAACGTCGAGGGGCTCCTCGCGTGGGGTGACCTCTTCACGGTGATCAAAGAAACGGCCGGAGTTCGGCGCGTCGACGAGGACGCGTTCGTGCCTGCGGACGACGTCGCGATCGCGGCGTACGAGTTTCCACGCCTCGGCACGGTGACGCTGATCAACGCGCGGACAGGACTTCCGCTCGTGTAGGTGACGCGGTGGCGGATTACTCTGCTGAAACAACAACGCTTGAAACGACCGACGAGGAGCGGCTCGACGATATCGCGGCGGACGTCGTCGAAACCGGGCTCGCATGATGGAGAGATCGCATGTCTTGGAACAATAGCGTCAGAAACGATCTTTGTAGCGGATCGTGGGATTACCGTATGCGCCGCTACTTGTGGAATCTCAAGAACGCGCTTAAGGGCTGCGTTATTCCTTGGACGGTGAAGGGAAGCGGCGAGGGCTCGGGCGGCTCGGGCGCGTGGGATAACGTTGATCGATGGTCATCGGTTCCGACGCTCTCCTCGTGTTGGATCGGTTTGCAGAGTACGGATGGCGTTCAGCTCTTGCTGAAACAAAACAGCAGTTACGTACTAGCAGCGGTTTACAAGGGGAGCTATGTTGGGACGGGCGCGGACGCGACGACGTGGCCTGACCGCGGAGCTCCTCCCGCCACGGAAATCGATCTGTGGTCTAACACGGGATACAAAGATCTGGCCAACATTGGCGGCGACTTTTATCAGCAGGTAGCGGTCAGCTCTGACGGGTGTTCGTTCTACACGTTTGCCAAGCTCGGCGCATACGTTCCGTCGGGCATGGCGGTTATCAAGCTCACGTCAACAAAGACCGGCGATCCGATCCCGTATTGGGCCTTCAACGCTCATTACGTGAATCACAACATATGGGATCGCAATCACCTACAGGAAGGCACTTACAACCCGGCGTTTGGGGTGGGGATCCACCCTGGCGGCGGAAATCACTTCTACGCCGTGCCCGAATTGCGCCGGTCCGGAATCGCTTTGTTCGATAACATCGGAGCCGATCCGGTGTCGGGCAAAGAACAGTTGATCGAGTGCCTCGCGATCTGTCTTGATACCAGCTACAAACACCTTCGCGGCAAAATCCCGGGGCTCCTCATGTGCTCGGATGCGCGCGCCGTAGGTGATACGTTCAACGCCGGCGAGTTCGTCTGTGTCGGCGGGAAGGCGCTCCCGTGGGGCAGTAATACGATTCCGCTATTGTGATCCATGGCCGACTTTGAAATCGATCTGACATGGTGGTTTTCGGAACCACCTCCCCCGCCTCCTCCGGTGTACCCATCGGATCTGACGTCGATCGACTATCTTGACCTTTTGTACTCCGCTCCGGGCACGGGCGCGACTCTTGAGAATCCGTCATTCGAGATCGCCGACGGGGACGTCGAGGCGCTCCCGGAATCGTGGTCGGTCGTCGTCGAGTCGACCGCGATCGACGTTGCGCGAGGGCTCGGCGTATGGTGGACCTCGGAGCGGTTCGATTACGGATGGCAAGATAACCAGGACGCGATCGAGGTGTTCGCGTCTGGTGATCTATCGTTCGCTCAGTTCGGATCGCACTTGCGCGTTTATGAGAACTTCGAAGCGGAATGGCGCGGAAACGAGGGATGGCTTGACGAGCTCCCGACTGGCGCGTCGTTTGCGCTGTTCGGATCGGCGGAGGAGCGCGCGGAGGCGTTCGATCAAGAGTGGCCCGATCGGCACGTGGTCGCCGACACGGTGTCAACTTTTCCATCGGCGTATGTCACTCTCGGGAACGTGCCGGAGTTCGTCGCGCGCGTGAATGCGATCAAGGCTGCTTTCAACTCGCACATTTCGAGCGGTGTATACCACACGGCGCCCGACACGGAGAACGCGATCACCTCGCCGGATGCGACCGACATCGGAACGGCGGTTGACCTAGTAACGGAGGCATGGCCGAAGGGGTGGGCGCACATGCTCGACTCGGTCGAGGAGTGGCACCGGCCCGACACGGTGCGACCGTTGCGCGAGCTCGGCGGATGGCCCACGGCGGAACCGACCGAGATGGATCGGTTGATCAATGACTTCGGGCTCTGCCTACTCCTGCATTTCCAATGGGCAAGCAACGCGGGCCCGGGCGTTTTTGGCGCGTTCGATTCGTACTACCCGGCGGGGTCGGACCCGTTCGCGTGGATCGACGCGGCGATCTTCGGTGTCGACGAATGGGTCGAGGCGGTCGAGCGATTTGATCACGAGTGGAAACACAACGAGGACGCGATCGAGGCGTTCGCGCCGGAGGACCTCGAGGCGGCGGCGTTCACGACGAACGGGGCCCCGGAAGCATTCGAGGGATTCGAGATCGGGATCACCGTCCCTGTCCCGACTTCGCCGGCGACCGCTGGCGCGGCGGTGGCAACCGGGACGACGAACCGGCTCAGGGTCGCGTTCTCCGGCGACCTCGTCGGCGACCTCGGCGTCGAGGCGCAGCTCGGGACCTCGCCAAACTGGGTTGAGTGGGGCAGGGTGACCACGGTCCCGACGGCGATTGACTTTGACGCGGGATTTAAGGCGGTGCGCGTGTACTGTCACGCGTACACTTCCGGAGCTCCGGCGGCCGCGGTTCGCTGGCGTCCGCTCGACGAGTAGAGGGCAAACATGGCTGAAGCAAACTGGACAGAACTGAGCGGATCTCTAGCGGCGTCGGTCGTGTCGCGTGGCGTCAGTCACGGGTTCACTCCTCCGTCCGGCGGCGGGTCCTACGTGTTCGGCTTTCACGCGTTGCAGGCAACCGCCGGCGCGGTGGGGCTGTACCCGAATCAGACGAACTTCGCGCCGGCCGCGAAGGGCGGATCGATCCGAGGAGCTTTGCAACGCGCGGGCGGCGATGCCTTGTGTACTGCAATGCTCGCCGCGGCGCTCGAGTCAAGCGGGGTCACGGCGAACGCGTACCTGCTCGGGTTCGCGGACGATGAGGAGCCGGGGCACTTGATACTTCGGAAGGGAACTATTGCCGGCGGGCTCCCGGAGGCGGGAGCCGACGTGCTCCGGAAAAGCACGGCGACACATACCAAGGGATCATGGGTACACGTTCGGCTTGACGTAATCGTGCAACCGCACGGGGACGTTTTGCTCCAGGTGTTCCAGAACGATCTGACCGTGCACCCCGTGACCTCCCCGGTGTGGACTGCGATCGATGGAATGGCGGAGTATGTCGACGACGTGCTCGGGATCAACACGGGATCGATCCCGCTCAACGGCGGGGGCTATTTCGCTTTCGCTTGGAAGTCATCGCAAGTCGGGCGGCGCGGTTTCGTTGATCAGGTAGAAGTGGCGCGGCAGATCTAACATGGGCAACGCTCCAACCACGATCGGCCCGTCGACCGGGCTCAGGTGCGGGCGCATAGAACCGGCGCACGCGGAGGCGCGCGACGGCCTGTATGTGTGGTGCATCGGAGCGGACGATCCGACCTACTGCGACGACGTCGAGGTCGGCGACGTCGCAGGCGTCGAGCAGCTCGTCGACCTCTCCACGATCGCCACGATTGCGATCGCGATCCAGTTTCGTCAGTCGGTCCTCCGGCGGGCGGCGGTGCTTCGGAGTACGGCGGGCAGCTATCCGTCGGGCTTCGCCGGCGGTGAGACGCTGCAAGCGACGGTCGACGGCGGAGCTCCTCTGACGGTGACCTTTCAAGCGGCGGATCAAACGATCGCGCAAGTGGCGGCGCGGATCGCGCTCGCGCTCGGCGTAACGGCCGGCGGCGATTACACGATTTTGAAGCTCACCTCGCCGACGGTCGGATCCGGTTCGTCGCTCGAGATAGTCGGCGGATCGGCCGCCGGCGCGCTAGGCTTCACGGTCGGCGACACGGACGCGGGACAAGAGATCACCTTCACATTCAAGGCGGAGCTCCTCGTCGGAACCGAGGTTCGGCGCGCGCTAGTCCTCGAGCCAGCGGAGGGCGAAACGATCGACTTCGAAACGCGGACGATCAACGTCAGTGATATGTACGGGGATCACGTACTACGACTGACGGCGGAAGCGGTGGCGCCATGATTCGCGGCGTGCTCCCGGCGATCTATCTCGACGACGTCAGGACCTCGACGACTGCGGGGCTTATCGTCGCCAATGAGATCCCCGAACGCGACACGACGAACGCCTCGACCGCCTCGTCGATTGTGCTCGAGATCCTCTCCACGCTTCCGACCGGCGTTGATCGCGACACGGTACGGATCTACGTCGAGGGCGAGCTCGCTTTCGAGGGCGGAGCGGCGCCGGAGTTCAAACCGGGATTCGACGGCCCGGGCTCCGCGGTCGTCGCACTGGCGCCGCACGATCTACGCGTCACGATCGATCCGCTCGAGCCGTTCGCCTCGGAGGAGCTCGTCGCGGTCCGGGTGGTCGCGGAGGACCTCGGCGCAACCGAAGCGATCGACTTTGTCTACACGTTCGCAGTTGAGGACGTCACGATCCCGACGGTTGTTTCCGCGCGGGCTACGTTCGCGAACGTGATCCGGGTGACCTTCTCCGAGGATATGCTCGCGGTCAGCTCGAGCGGCACGGGCGACGCACTAAACCCGACCCTTTACTCCGCGGCGTTCGTCCCGGCGACCGATCGCGAGGCGGGCGTTTCTTCCGCGGTATCGTCGGTCGCCGCGGTGACCTCACGCGTGTTTGACCTAACGACGGCGCTCGAGCTCACGTTCGGGCGGGCGTACCGCTTGACGGTCGGAGCAGTAGTCGACGACTCGCCGAACCATAACGCGGTCGCTCCACCGGATAACGTGGCTGACTTTGTTTCGTGGTTCCCTCCGGACTGGCCGACCGGCCGCCGGTTTCGCTTTTGGGACATGCTCTCTGACTACGATCGCGAACACGACACGACCGGCGACCTAGAGCGACTGTGCTCGATCTACCAGGACACGATCGATCTGCTGCTGTGGGATTGCGATCGCTTCCCTCGGATTTGGGATATAGACAAGGCGCCGATAGAGTTTATCGAAGTCATGCTCGCCGACCTTGGAAACCCATTCGCGCTCGAGCTCACGGAGTCGAAGGCGCGCAAGCTCGCCGGACTGCTGATCCCAATGTATCGGCAGAAGGGAACCGACCGCGGGATCATAAACGCGATCCGTTTCCTGCTCGGGATCGAGGTAACGATCGAGCAGTATATCGCCGGATGCTGGATCCTCGGCGTCGACGAGCTCGGGGTCGGCACGATCGCCGGACCTCCGCCGGGCGCGGACTGGTACACGTTCGCGGTCGTCGTGCCTCGAGCACTGACCGACGAGGAGCGGCGGCAGATGCGGGCGATCGTCAACTACGCAAAGCCGGCGCATACTCACTTCCAAATCGTCGAGCCGTACGTCCCGCCCGTGATTGACCACTGGTCAATGGGCGAGTCGCTCCTCGGCACGGAAACAGAGCTACACGAATAGGAGGTCCCGCAAATGGATCGGCTCGACTATTACTACAAGCAACTTGTCTCGGAGTCAGATCTCGACCTCGGGTTCGATGACTGCGAAAATGCTATGTGGAAGCTCGCGCAGGACGTCGGACTGTTCGGAGCGGTCACGGGTGGCGAGCTCACGGAAACGAACCCCGTTTCCATGTCGCTCCTCGCGTCCGGCCCGCTCGTCGCGTACGATCAAGCGGGGCGCCGGATCTACTACGGGCCGATCGCGACGGTCGATTGTTCGATCGACGAGGACGGCAACCCGACGATCCCGTCGGCTGGAAAACAGCGGTGGATCATGATCACCGCGGAGTTCGCGCGGAACCTCTCCGATCCGCGGGTGGACG